CGACAGCGACTCCATCAGCCCTCGAAGGTGACGCTCCCATAGGATATCGGTGCTACCGTTCAACCGGATAGCCGCTTGTACTCCAAGGGCAGAGGCGCGCGCTGCATGTAGCACAATCTCGGCCGATAGGATTCGCAAGAACGTAGCGGGGAACAAGTACCACAGCAGGGACTTGGAGATGCGGGTGGCTTGGTTAGCCGAGTACCGCAGTCGCCCGGACGAATGGCCAAGGCAAACCGCGGAGCAACTACCCGCCATGGGACAGAGGTTGACGCCTGACTCATCCGCGGGTGACATGTAGACGACGGCGGTCAGCGCTTCTACCTCAATGAAGCTTCGGTCAGTCTTGACGCCCGAGCCGAGCAGGTCCCGAACGTTGTTCACCCGGGCCGTCGTTGACAGCGAGGCGCGGAGCACATCAGGGTGAGCAGACGGTGATATGCCGAGTCGGATGAGGCGCTCGGCGATAGCTGGGGTGATTCTTTTCATGGTGTGGGTTCCGTGTGTGGTTGTGTGGTGTGTGGTGCTGGCAAGCTCGGATTTAAATACGTCCCCGATAACGGTTAAACCTACACTATCGGCTGGTTTGACGCTCAAACCGATGCAAGCTCGGCTTGAGTTCAGCTTGAGGCGCGGTGCTGGTCGAGCAACCACGCTTCGTATTCATCGGTGGTTGGATGCTGGACGAGAGGTGCAAGGAGCGCCTCGCAGTGGAGAAGGTCAGCCATGGCGAGGTCGCGGACCAAACCCACGGGGGAATGGTTGCGATAGCATCCGATGCCGGCCAGCCAACGCCGCAAATCAACAGCGTTGGCGGCGGCTTCAGCGGGGGTCCGGGAGAACTGAAGGGTGGTTGCGTCGGTCGGCTTCATGGTGCGAACCGGTCATAGCTTGCGGTAGCAATCTCACGCGACGCGGAATCGTGCATCGTAGCGCCGGCTTCGTCGGCCGAGCGGTGGATGAAATCCTGCAAGGCAGAGATGACCTTGTGCGCATCGTCTTCCCAATGGAGACCGGCCGCGGCGAGGGCGCGCGTTGCTTCAGGTACTCGAAGGTGGGTAAACAGGTTGCCGGGCCGGCCGAGTTTCCGCTCGTCTTGTTCGGACTGGACGAAGAGAAGTAGGAAGCCGGATAGGGCGCGCATTCTCAGGCGGGTTCGCTCTTGTGCGGCCATGACGTGGGTGAGGTGTCTCATGCTGTGGGGTCCGTAGTTGTGGGTGGTTTCCAGAAGGGGATAGTCTGGGCCCAGAGCCGTTTGAGGTGGTCGGATGGCTCGGGCTCCGGTGTGGAGCTGGGCCTTGCGACCCGAACCCGCTGGATGCGGTGACGGGTTTGGCACATGGCGTGAATGGTTTTCATGGTGTGAGGTCCGGTGTGGTTGTGGTTGTGGGGTTGTTGTTCGTCGATGATGGGGTCCGAACCGGTCAAGGCTCGGGCCGCGCATCGATGAACATCAGCCCCACATCCCGACAGATACCGCGGACACGCTGACAATGACGCCGGCACCGTAGACACAGGCGGCGAGCGCACCGACAACCACGCCGCGGGCGAGGGCACCGAGTCGAGTGGACTGCGGATAGCCTCGGGCTTCAAGCAGGACACCACAGCCCCGAAGTGTCCAGCCGTCAACAGTGGGAACCACGCCGAGCTGACCGATGGACCGGAGACGCGCGCGGGTGGAGAAGTGGAGGGAAGATGCACGGAAGGTGAAGGTCAGGTCAATCATGGTGTGTCGGCTCCGCGGGGTTTTCTTGACTACTGAACAAGTAGTAAGAGCATGGGACCAATGGGACCATGAAGCTTTGCAAGTTGGTACATTCGGGACCAGTTGTACCATGGGCGTATTTGAGGTGATTTGCCACGTGGATGATAAGCCAGTTTTAACCTGGAATATCGCCCACACACCCAAAAACGGAGAGGGTGTGGGCCCCATAGTCGAGGTTCTACCTGCCTTATCGCCTACACCCTACACCACTGAGTTAACAAGTGAGCAAGATGTGACCAAACACAATTACACTTTACCCCCCTAAAAGGGTGTATGGGTGTATGGCCTTGACCCGTCAAGGTTCGAGGGTAGACGGCGGCCTGGCTACGATTGCCGCTTGCATTTCACCCTGTCGGGCTGGTAAGGTGCCGAGGGGTGATGACGATGGATGAGTCGATGATGCCGGACCGCACGATGACGCCACTCGAGATCCGCGACGCGCTATCGCGACTCGTACCAGACGCGCTAGGATTGATCGAACGCTCAATGCGGACGAGTCAAGGTCGTCAACCTTCGCGCGCTTGTCTCGACTGCGCGTGGAGGCTGGTGGACCTCGGGCTATCGGCCGAGACAGCCGAGCCGAAGGTGGACCGGGACGTAGCGCAGTTGGCCGAGGTCTTGGCCTTTGTCGGCGGGTGACTCGGCCGGGACCGTCGGTACCATTGGCAAGTCAAGAGCTCCGGAGCCTAGCAGCGCTCGCTACGCTCGCGAAGAGCAGCTAATCGGTCCCCCGCTACTAGAAGGTGGGGCACTCACTGTCGCTCGTGAAGAGCAGCTAAACCTCGGTGAGCCTTGTGTCTCACCTCAAACAAGCTGTCCCTCGCCACCCGAACCCCCGGGGGTACCCCCAAAGTCGCCGAGGGGGGGTAACATCCATAGAGACAGATTTAAGTGTGACATCCAAATCCCAGGTTTGGTGCCCAAGTCCCTTCGCGCTGGCGTCGAGGGTTTGCTTCGCGACCGCAAGAGCTTCTGCAAGCTGTTGAATATCAAGCACAAGCAGCTTCACAGGTTTGTGCCGTTCGAGCCCAACGAGGCTCAGGAGAGATTGTGGGATCTAATGGACCGCACCAACCGTGTGATTGTCATCAAGGCACGGCAGGTGGGGATCTCCACCGCGGTACGCGCCTGGCAGTTTCACCGCGCCTACACTTCTAAGAATCCCGAGACCTACGCGGTGCAGAGCTTTCACGACCGCTCGGCCAAGAACCTACGTCGGATGGACCGTCGCTGGCTTCGGGGTCTGCCCGACCTGCTTCACCGGACTCTGGATGTGGACTCCGCCGAGGAGACAGTCTTCGCCGACACCCTTGCAGGCTTCTCCTCGTTCACTACGGGCGGGAGGGGTGGTACTCGTTCTTTCGAGTTCACAGGTGCCCACCTTTCGGAGTTCGCATTCTATAGCGATCCGGATGAGGTGTTGGCCCAGTCGGTCTCCACAGTAGGGGACGGTCCACTTGTCATCGAGAGCACAGCCAACGTGCCGGGGGATGCGTTCCACAGGCTCATCGAGAATGCACCGGAGAACGGGTGGTCTGTGTTCACCTATTGGTGGTGGCAGCACGGCCCCTACCGGGACGAGAATCTGCCCGATGACTTCTGTGTGACGGCGTCTGAAGCAGAGCTTGCGGACAGGTACGGGTTGGACGATGCGCAGTTGTACTGGCGTCGGAAGCTCGTCTCCACCCTGGGGCTAAACAGCTTCCGGCGAGAGTACCCCGGCTGTTTGGACGATGCGTTTTTGTCTCGAGAGTCGACCTACTTCTCTGCCGAGGATTTGGATTCCATCGAGGTTGTGTGGTTCGAGACTCCCCAGCGGGAGTTTGCTGCGCCGGAACCGAATCGCGGCTACGTCATGGGTGTCGATGTTTCTGGTGGTGTCGGCCGGGATTACTCGGCCCTGGTTGTGGTTGCTTTGGGTACGCTTCAGCCGGCGTATATAGAGCGGAGCAACAAGCTTGCGCCTCACGAGTGGGCTGCTCGAGTAGCGACAGTTGCCCAGCGGTACAACGATGCGCTTGTGCTGTGCGAGAGCAACAACCACGGGCATGTAGTTCTGCGTGAGCTGCATCTCTTGCGGTATCGCCGGTTGTGGCGGAAGCCGAACGGCAAGCACTGGGTGACGACGGTTCGGAGCAAGCTCGATGCGTATGAATGTCTGCGGGAGCACATCCGCGCGGGGATTCTGTTTGCTCTCGACCAGTCTACGATTCAGGAGTTGCGGGGTTTGGAGGTTCGGAAAGTGACTCCTGAAGCTCCTGCAGGATTGCACGACGACCTTGCGATGGCGCTCGCGCTTGCGTATCGTTGTGTGCGTAGCGCACCTCGAAGCCAACGCCGAGATTCCAGCCGGGGCCACATGGACGACTTCATTCGTCAGAGACGGGTTCTACGGATTAGAGAGCAGGCGTTGCCCTGGAGGCGAGCCGAATGATTACGCCGAAGATTGCGGAACAACTCTACGCGGACCACAAGAAGTATTGGGATGAGCGTCGGCCCAGTATGCGCCGGCTTCGGAATGCGTATCTCATGCGGTACTGGCAGCGGAACCAGACGTTGGACGCCAATCTGTTGATCGAGACCTCGAGGGCGTATGAGCTCATCGAGAGCTATCTTGCGTCGTTGTTCATCCGCGACCCTTCTGTGGTTGTCCGGGCGGACCTTCGGGGATCGGGAGATCCGGAGTTGACGGAGGAGATGGCGAACAACTGGCTGTTGCACTGCCGTCGGGAGATCGAGGACACGCTTCGGCTGTCGCTCATCTATCCCTGGGCCGCGATGAAGTTGTCGGCGACGGCTTCTCGGGACGTTCTTCGTCGGGTGGAAGTGACTCCTGTAGGTCCGTGGGATGTGGTCGTAGACGATGCAGCTTCGAGCTGGGCTACTCAGCGGTATGTGGGTCACGTCTACTATGTGACTCTTTCGGAGGCGAAGGCGAAGTACGGCAACAAGCAGTACGCGAAGCGCAGCTTCATGCGGTACATCGACTACCAGTCCGAGGACCATGAGGTAGCGGCGTATCGTCGGGATGACGACCCGGTGAATGAGGAGATCGCGGACTACGTCTTGCTCGTGGAGTTCTACGATTTGGTAGAGGAGAAGATGTTTGTGTGGTCGCCGGATTACCTCAACGGGAAGAAGTTCCTGTACGACGGCGTAGAGCTTTCGGTGGGGGTCGAGGGGGAGGAGGTAGAGAAGTTCGACGGGATTCCTTTCCGCACCTCGAGCGACCGCGCCATAGTCCCCATTGTTCCTCTGTTTATGAGCAGGGAGCCGGACAATCCTTTGCGCGGGTACAGCGCGCTTCGTCGAGTGTACGATCAGGTTGTGGAGATCAACACGATCCGCACGTTCCAGGCGAACGGCATCCGTCGTTGCGCTCGACAGTGGATGGTCGAGGCGGGAGTTCTCGATCCCGAGAGCATGGCGAAGATTGCGCAGGGCCAGGACGGGGAGTTCATCGAGATCGAGCTGTCCCCCGGTCAGGACTTGCGGTCAGCGATTGTGCCGGTCCCGCATACGCCGGTTCCTCCCGAGCTCGAGGTATACGAGCGGCAGGTCGAGGATGACTTCGGCCGCGGTTCGATTCTTGCTCCGTTCACGCGAGGGGAGGCGACGAAGGCCACGGCGACGGAGATTACGGCACTTGCAGCGTATAGCGCCAGCGAGATCGGCCGGATGGCACGAGAGCGGGATGCCGCCATCAGCCAGGTAGCACAAACCTACGTGGTGATGCTCGCAACCCTCATGGGGGACGAAGACGAGCTCATTCGCCTGGGCAATCGTGCTCGAGTCGTCAAGGCGGACGACCTCACGGGAGACTTTTCCTTCTTTGCCCAAGACTCGGGCAGTACTCCGATGTCCGAGGCGGTTAAGAAGCAAGAGCTTACCCAGCTCATACCCATCCTCCAGGCTTTGGGTGTGCCGACCGAGACGATCCTCAAGTCCATCGTGCGCGCCTACGACTTACCGGAGGACTTTCTGGCTCCGGCGACACCACCCCCCGGCCCGGCTGCTCCCACACCGGGTTCTCCCCCAGCGGGGATGGCACCGCCCGAGCAAGGTCTGCCGGGAATGGGTATGGGCATGGGTAAGCTTCCCTCCCCGAACCAAGTTTCCGCCATTCTGCCTCCCGGTGGGGTCGTGTAGTGCCGATATACGAATATGTATGCAGGTCTTCCCATACAACCGAGCAGTTCCGCAGATACGAGGTTTGCCGGCGCCCTGCGGTGTGTTCTGCCTGCGGCCAGGCAGCCAAACTCGTACCTTCTCTTATGGCGAAGACAACGCTTCGGTGGGGAGATACGCAGTGGGACGGCAAGCATGACCGAGGTCTGGGGGTGACGTTGCGAGATCGCAACCACCGAGATGCGGTCATGCGGTCTCGGGGCCTGCGGCCTCTCGAAGACGGCGAAGTAGAAGCCGAGCAGAGCCGGGTGACCTCCGAGCACGACCGGTGCGAGCAGAACATGAAGACTTACCAAAGTGTGCTCGAGGATACGGGCAACACTTCGATTGCTATGGCAGAAACTTTTCCGAATCCCGACGAGGTGTAGGATGCCCAAATCTATGTACGAGAACACCGACGATCTTGCAGCCGCCGAGGTCGATCTCCGAGCAGCCGGCGGTGAGATCCAGGCAGAAGTCGATACGATGCTCGAGGTGCCTGTGGGCATGTTTTCCCAGACTGCGATGAACGCTCTGGTGGACGCCACCAACACAGCCCTCACAGCGGGCGGGTTCGACGGGGATTACCCCGAGTTCGAGGGGGACATCACCGAGTTCCCGATGGAGTTTGTCCGATTGCTCTCGATGCTTTCGGATGCCGCCGTGGAAACGGGCTCCGTAGTGGACATCTCCCTCGCGGGGATCGAGGACGACCGGGATGTCGCGCTGCTTGCGTCGACGATCCAGCAGCTTGCGTCGGACCCTGCCTATGCGTCGGGGATGACGGCTCCGCTTGAGGAGGAAGTTGTGGTCGACGAGACGATGGGCCCAGCTTCGGGAGCTATCGATGAAGAAGCCCTCATGATGGAGAGAATGTAGACATGGAAAAAACGACAGGCGCACCCGCGGCGACACCAGCGGATACGGCACCAGTCGAGAGTACACCTGCCCCGGTCGACGAGGTAGCGGCAGCGACTCCCGAGAATGCGGGCAACCGTTCCCCGATGCCCAACAAGTACAAGCAAGAAGTAGAGAACCTGCTTGTCGCCTACGAGAAGAAGCAGGCGCGTCTTGCCACGGAACGGGCCGAGGTAGAACGGAACACTCCAGAGCCGGAGCCGGAGGGATTGCTCGAGGGGGAGAGTTGGGACAGTGTCTACAAGGCTCAGCCGCCCGAGGCTCAGCGAGCCATGGCGGAGCTCCGCAAAGCGTTCACCCGTAAGACGCAAGAACTGGCGCAGGAGAAGCGGAAGATCGAGGCGCAGAACAAGGCGTTCTCCGACAGCGGGCTTATGGATTCGCTGCGAGACCAGGCCGGCAAAGCGCCCAAAGACTTCGACCCCTTCAACGCCGACCACATCCAACAGCTCATCGATTCAAAAGTAGCCGCTCGACTACAGCAGGTTCTCGAGCCGCTTCACAAGAAGAACCAGCAGCACGAGGCGGCGGCGAAGTACACAAACTTCAAGGAGAACCACCCCGACCTCACCGAAGACCCCATCGTCAAGCAGGGTGTGTACAAGGCTCTGCAGGAAAACCCCAACCTCAAGCTCTCCGATGCCTACTGGGCAGTAAAGGGCAGGCTTTCAGCCGAGGAGCAGCGCCAGGCGTCCGAGCGCAAGCAGGTTCGTGCTCGAGCGGCCCGTCGCGCCGCGGGTGTTCCGTCTCAAGGGAGGCGTCCGGGTCAGCGGATTGTGAATCCCGAGCTCAAGAAGAAAAGCGCGTGGGAAATCTACAATGCCTTGAAAGCGGGCGGTGGTTGAGGTATATTCGAGGGGACTGTCAAGACCCTTCGGGACACGCTTGATTGTCGGCATCCGGTCTCGGACACGCCTAGGCTATCGTTCCACAGCACAGTTCGAGATTATTCATGCCCACCACAACTGGTGTACAGCATGACATTCTTGCGTCTACACTGCGTATTCTTCGGGACAAGGAGGTTGACAATACCTTCCGAATCATCCCGTTGGTCGACGCTGTTAACACGCTCGGGAATGTCGAAGTAGTAGACGGCGGGTCGTACATAGATTCTCCGGTCATATTAACTGATCACTCTTCGATCACTCAACTGACGACAGGCTACGAATCCGTATCGCTAGCCGTAAAAGATCCGATGCGGACAGCCAGCTATAGCTGGTGCGATGCCACGGCTCCTGTCGTCATCACCCGGAAAGAAGAACTTTCCAACAAGGGTGAGCGAGCCATCATCCGCATCGCGGAAGCTCGGCTCAAGCAGACCATGGGGATGTTCAAGCGGGAGATCGAGAAGCAGCTCATCCGGGGCAACTCTACGATTCTCACCGACCTTCAGACTCTCAACGGTCTCGACGGAGTAGCCGGTGGGGATACCGGTTGGTTCGAGGGTGGAGCTCTGCTCCCCTTCGGTAGCCAGACCAACACCGTCGGCGGGATTGCCAAGGCAGCCTTCCCCACGAGCTGGCAGAACCAGACCCGAGCGGGCACCTTCGCGCTCACCGGGCTGAATACGATGCAGCAGTTGCTCATCGACTGTCAGATGTATGCCCCCGAGGGTGATGTCGACCTGATTCTTGCGAGCCCGATCAGCTACGGTCTGTTCAAAGACCAGCTCCAAAACCAGGAGCGGTACGTCTCGATGACCGAGGTTCGCAACATGGCGGGTCGCCTGGCTCTCGAGTACAACGGTGCGTCTATGTTCATCGAGCCCAACCTCGGGTTCAATGGGGGCAGCGGGGTCGCGAACCAGATGTCCATGTACTTCCTAAACAGTCGACTGTTCCAGATCTACTTTGATCGGGATGCAAAGTTCGAGCTCGGCGATATGGAGAGCATCAGCGGCTACGCTGCCCGATCCTCCCAGATTGCTGTTCGGATGCAGATTTGCAGCTCGAATCTCAGCGGTCACGGCTGCCTCGTAAACGCGGAGACCTGAGATGGCTGGTTCTACACTACTTCAGAAGCTCGACGGGGGCTCTGACTTCGGGGCCTCGACCTCGAATCGTCGGCAAGTCGAAATCTTCCTGGCGGAGGGCGTAATCACGTCTGGCGACTGGGTCTCTTGGGACGTGTCCCAGACCGGGGCCGATAAGGCGTTGTACATTGTGCAGACTCCTGCGGAAGCCCTTGCGACAGATTCCGATGGCCGAGTCGTCGGTGTCGCTCTCGAGACGGCAACCGGTACGGCGGTGTCTCCTGCGAGCGTGCGCGTCTGTATTGCGGGGTACGTCGCTTCGGCCAACGTCGTGACCGGAACGGGTGTGGGGATGGAACTCACCCCAACCACTACGGCCGGTCGGCTTGGTCCCGCAGAGTACATCGCAGATGGAAGCGGGGCTGTTGCCTACTCGGTTCGGGCTACTTTCGGTGTCTGTTTGACGCTTGCGGCAGCCAACACTGCCGAAGTCATGGTCTTCAAGAAGTTCTGAGCAACAGGCTCTCGAGCACACCCTGCCTCGGCTTCGGGGCGGGGCTTGTATAGGAGTGTCTATTGCCTGCGACCGACCTTAAATCGCTGCGAGAGTACGTCGCGAATGTGCTCGACTACGACCCGTCGAACACGACGTATTCTCGCCAGGTCGACGACCTCCTCAACGAGGCGGACAGGGAGATCTGTTCGTCGAAGCCGTTCACCTTTATCAACAAGGCGACGGACGTAACGGCGTACAAGGACCAGTCGGACACGGTCACGTTCAGCGTGTTGACTCGCACCATCACCACAGCCGCAGCGTTCTTCGAGCTGTGGATGGTGAACCAGGAACTAGAGGTAGGCGACGACACCTACACCATCCTGGGCGTGGATGCAGCCACGGGGCAGACGGCGCACATCGACCGGAAACCCACCACCGGGGGGGCTCTTACTGCAACGGTCATCAACCGGTACCTCGACATTCCTGCAGACTGCACGACGATACTCGGCGTTGCACGTAGGACAAACACGCGGACCCCCAACAGCCCGGGGATGCTTACTCCGCTCACTCGGTACGAAGACGAGTGGAACAACCTGCCGCTCGGGGAGATCAACCTCCCTACGTTCTGGGTCTTTGCCGACCCGGCGTACCTTGAATCTCCCCGCGTCAACTTCACCGCTACGCTCTCAACACCAGGCGGTGGCGGGGGGGGCACGCGAACAGTGGAGTTCACCTCCACCTTTATTCGGGGCGGACGCGAGAGTCCCCACGGTCAAACCGTGAGTTTGGCGGCGGTAGATACCAACGAGTTTGTTTTAACTCCGATAGCGTCAAACGTACTCACCGGGCTTTACAAGCGGTATTACTTCCGGTGTGCGGGGCACGGCTACAACGCCTGGCGGTTGCTTGACGACCCCACCGCAGCCGCAGGGACTCCATTTGAGGTTGGCCCTACAGACGTATTAGCGCGGACATTTGGGTTGTATGAGTCGACGCTCACGACAACCGAGACCTTGTGGAAGGATGCCCGCCTGGTGAGCCCCGACGGGTTTATCCAGCGTATACGTTTGTATCCGCGCCAGGACAAGGACTACGTCTTCACCATCCGCTACATGCAGGCGCACAAGCCGATGCGGGAGAACAGCGACGTATCGGCTATCCCTCCCGACCAGCGGATGATTATCGCTTATAAGGCGCTGTCCGACGTTCTCATCAAGCACGACAACCCGGTTCAGTCCGAGCTCTACCGCAGGCGGTACGACGCGATGCTTCTCAAGCTCGAGCGGCGCTATCTCATCACGCCCTCCCGTCGGATCGTGAAGGGCAACTGGCTGTCGAACATGGAGGCCAACAGCTACTCGAGGTTCAGCACGCTGGTTCACACATGAAGGGGCAGACGCTACAGGTTCGGATCGCCGGGGGCATGGAGGAGACGCTTCCTCAGCAACCGCACAGCGCGACCCTCATCGAGAACATGACGGTCGACCGTCGGACGCAGGCGTTCAGCTCGCGGATAGGGTTCGAGAAGTATCGCCCCTCGGCCGCTGTAAAGTTCGCCCCGTTCACGTCGCTTGGTCGAATCGACAGCTTGTTCGTGCTCAACCAAACTTCAGGTGGGGCCCGGCAGAGCATTCTGTTCGAGAGCGGTGGATCTCTCTACCTGTACTACGAGGTAGGGCAGGAGAGCGTGCTTGTCACCCTCGTATCGGGTCGAGCCGTCCCTACCGCGACAGAGAGTGCTTCGGTCTACGCCCAGTTTGGAGACCGCGTCATCATCACCAACGGGCAGGACTCCCCTCTTTTGGTGCGCCCCTGGCCGCTGCCGAAGACCCCGCCTTTGGTTGTGGCTCAGCAGGTGTGCCGCTCGTTGGGTTGGAGTGGCCCGCCCCCAGCTCCCGGTGGCCTGGCGGTATCAACGGTATCTACCGTTTCTACCGGCGCAAGCACCAACACCTACACGGGGGCAAGTACCAGCAACTGGTACCCGGCGTATGCCCAGGCTATCTCCTTTCCCGGGATATTTGGCATGGGTGGCCATAACGCCGGCGACGATGGCATTGAGGTCAACTTCCAGTTCGCAGTGGCCTTCATCTCCGACACAGGCAGCGTTAGCCCCCGGAGCTTGGAGACCGATATCGACTGGGATATCCCGAGCGGAAAGGGTTACCGCTACTGCCCGACCTTGCGGATACCAATCGGGCCCGAGGGGACCGTGGCCCGGCGCATATACGGAACGCTCGAGGACGGCAGCCAGTTCTACTTTATCGCGGACGTGCGAAACAACGTCGAGGAGCTCTTCCACGCGTTTCGCAGGAGTGCCTCCTTTTCAGTCGCCGCACCCGCCCAGGTGGAGAGCGTCGTCTTCCCTGTTCCGTATGCTCGGGTGTGCGCTGTTTTCAAGGACTGTCTATTCCTCGATGGGGGCCGCGATTCGGGGAATGTGCTGTTCTACTCCAACCCGGGCCAACCAGATCAGTACGGAGGCTCCAACTACATCACCTTGACAGGCGGTGGGGGCTCCATCACCGGGCTCTACGCGCACTACAACAACCTCATCATCTTCCGAGAGAACAGCATCGACGTGCTCACCGGCACGTACCCGAGCTTCACGGTCCAGACGGTTACCAAGCAGGTGTCTTGCCGGTCGCCCCACAGCCTCGACGCTGTGCCAGGACTCGGTGTAGTGTTCCTCGCCCAGGACGGCATCTACGCCCTGACAGGTGGCCTCGACGGTGGCGCAGTCTTCGAGGTGGTTCCTCTCGGCGCCCCGATCCAAAAGCAGACGGTGCGTCTAACCAAAGAGTGTGCAGCCCGAGCGGTGGGGAGGTACTCGCCCCAGGAGCGGGCCTACCACCTCTACATTCCTGTTGACGGGGACGACCGGCCGGGTCTTGGGTGTGTGTTCCACCTCGAGAAGAAGGGATGGAGCATCCGAGTCGGGTTTCCGGTGGGGTGCATCGACCGGACCTACAACGGCACGCTCATCTTCGGGCACCACACAGGGGTCGAGGCGGGCGCGGATAGCCCGGCAGGGGTGTTTGCTGTCACAGCTACTCGAGCTCT